TAACTTCCTGCTCAATCAAACTCATTTCCCTTTTATGAATTGGCAAAGTATATTCTTCTCTAATTTCCGCTAATTTGTTTAAAAGATCTGAATAAGCCATATTATTCCTCTAAATTACTTTTACCTTGTAAAATATTAGTTGCTTTTTGACTTAAACCTTTTATTCCACTCGGACTTCCAAGCACCGGTTCTTCTACCATTAAGTTTTCTGAAATTCCGATCATCGGTTTTTTCTCTTCTATCCCCGGTACTCTTTCTTTACTAATAACAATTTTTCTTGATATATTTTCTATCGCTATCGGAATATGAGCATTCGCATAATCCATTAGCTTTTTAAAAATCTCAAAATTAACATCTGAATCAATAGCGTAATCAACAATTTTTTGTATAAAAGCAGTATTCGCTCCTCTATTAAGCTTTGGCGTTTTTCCTCTTAAAATCTGCTGTATCGCTTTTGAAGCTTCAGACATTAACTCCAAATTTACTGTCTCTTTACTCAAAGCCATTCTAATTTCCTCTTCTTCAAACGCACCGTGTTTTAAAATCTGCTGAATTAACCATTGCTGATTTAATTGAGCAGACAAGTCCGGTCTCTTTAACAGCATCATCAACGCATTTTCTCTTTTCTTGGCTTTAGCTTCATTCGCAGCAATTTCAGCAGAGCCGGCAGAAATCTCTATTTCCAGCTCTGGAGCTTTTTGAACTTCATCTCTCCTCAATTCGTCCCACTCAACCCCAGTTTCTCCGATCATCTTAACCATCATCTTTTCTGTCATATGCTCTTTTAATCCCCACGCATATCTTTCTCCTAACCTTTCCCAAGCTTCACGATAAGATTTATTATACAGCCCTAATCTATCAGCAACCTGCTGTAGATTTCCAAAGTAAATTCCAACCTTTTCGGTTTCTTCTCCAGCCCCTTGAGCTTCAGGCGTAATCCCGGTTTTCCTTCCTAAAAAGCTGTCCATAAAAGCAATCAAATCAATCGTTCCTGAAATCTCTGGCGTCTCAAAAGTATAAATTCCGCTGCTAATTGAACCTTTTGAAGTATCAGCCCTTACCAATCCGTCTGGTCTCCAATACAACTCAGACGGATCAGGGAATATTTTAGGATCATACGCTCTCTGTAAATAATTTCTTTTCTGTCTATTCTCCAACGCCTGATTAAACAAAGTGTCCATCGCATCAGCAATCGGTCTAACATCATCACACGGAGCTTTTGACCAGAAATTTCCCGGATCTTCGTGGGTCGCCCAAGAGACCCACGGAATTAAATTGCTCTCAAAAACATCTCTTAATCTATGAGCCCTGATCCAAACCCCTGTTCTATATTCAAAGAGCAAATAAAATTTTTCGCCTTCATAATCCATCACCCATTCCACAAACCTATAAATCGGCTGTCCCACATAAGTATTGCTATCCAGATCCAATCCCAACTGCTTTAACCGAGCTGACTTTGATCTCCATAAATCTTCATTCCTTTTATAATCCTCATCAGAAAAAGCTTTTACCAATTTATTAACTTGGTTCGGCTCATATAATTGAGATTTGATAAGATCAGCTTTAGTCCTAAAAATATTATCCTGTCCACAGAAAAGATGTTTCTCTAAATCTCCACCGCCCATCGGTTCGCAATGAAAGTCCTCGTGATCCACCACTTCTAAATAACTCCTATAATTAGAATCTGACTCTGCAAAAATTTTAAAAGTCGCTCTACCAGAAAAACAGGCCAGTTTTTTAGCCCATCTATCTTTTTGAGCCCAGTTTCCACGTCTTGGAGATTTTTCTATCTGCCACGCTGCTGAAACTTTTTGAGCAACTTTTAAATCAGCAATATCTTTATAGCCGTAAGTTATTACGGGCGGATCGTCTATCTTTGACATCAACGTATCAACAAACCCGGACATTACAGGCAAGGGCACAGCAAACCTTCCCTTCGGCACTTTTATTTTTCGTCCCTGATAAAACTCCTCATTTTTCCTGATTTCCTCTAATCGTCCCTTTTTAAATTTAACACTTGTCTCATATTGCTTAATTGCAATATCTACAAGTTTATTCGCAAATTGTTCTGGTAAATGTTTTATTGGCATATTAAAAAAGGCGGACAACGCAACAGCCAACCAAAAAACTGATTAGCTTCTGCGTTGCCCGCCTTATTCAGGTAGGGCAAATTAAAAATATTTAATTGTTATCTTATCTTAACAAAATCAAAAATCCCTGTCAAGAGGTTCTGGCTCATAATAATGAAATTCCTTTTTTCTAATTTCTCCTTTATTATTCAAATGTAGAGTTATTTTTCCATTCCTCATTTCAAACATTTTCTCCCAAATATTTTGATATCTCCTAAACCATTTAAAAACTTTTGCTTCTTTTTCGGTTAATTCAATTTTAACAAGTTTTTTTTCAAGTTCCCTCATATTCTGATATTGGTTGATAAGGCGATTTAGGTTGATAAATTTTTTTCTTTAGTTTCTCTTCTCTCGCAAAAGTCAAAGCCAAAGCATCAGCAACATCAGGCGACAAAATTCCTTCTCTCAACATCTCTTCTTTACTCTTCATCCTGATTTTTCTATCAGACATCACCTTATACTTTACATCTAATAAGTCATCAAACTCTCCTTTTCCTTCCAGTCCGCCTCCACTTCTTATCCATTGAGCCAGTCGCCAATAACATTGAGCTTTTAAATTAAAAAACTCCTCTTCTTCAAACTCTGGCTTCTCGCCCCAAATCACTCCATTTATCCCTTCTTTTTGTTCATTCAATCTATCAAAAACCCCCTTTCCCAAGCCAATCGCATCTACAAAAACATTTCTCGGATCTACTCTGTATCTTTCCATCGCTTCCAAACCTTTTCCAACTACCAGCATTGTATCCGGCGTATTACTCCTAAATAAAATTCTTGCTCCATTCTCTCCTCTCAAAACAATCACAGATTTATTTCTACCGCCACCGGCCGTATCTATTCCTAACCTCAATTCTCCAAACAGCTCAATCTTTTCTCTATACGCCATATCTAATTCTCTTTCATTAACCAACGGAAGATATCCTTTTTCATCAATCCCTTCCTCTTCTGGGAATCGACATTCATACAAAATAGCAAACATCTGTTCTGGCATATCCTCTTTGGCCTCTTCAACAAATTCCTTTGTTATTCTTCCTTCCTCAATTCCTTGACGATAATCAATCACAATTTTATGATATCTTGGGCTTCTAAAACTTTTTAAAAAATGATTTCTCTTAAACGGATTTCCAATCTTCATTAAAAAAGCATCTTTCTGCCCCCCAATCATTCTCAACACGGTAGCAAAAATTTCATCGTTCGCCAACGGAGCATCATCTAAAACTACATTTTGAGCACCAAATCCAATTAAAGCCCTTTCAAAATCTCTTATCCTTTTAACATCTGCTGATAAAATTTGAACTTCTCCAAGCAGATTTCCTTCTACTCTAAACGTCAATCTTTCTTTACTTCTTTCTCTTCTTATTTTCTCCAAACTCTCATCTCTCCCGATCCTAAACTTTGACAGCGTATAGGGATTATCAAAAATATGATCTATCAAATATCCGCCTATAATTTGAGCTTTCTTTTTCGTCCCGCCGATAATAGTCCATTTTTCCGGGAACGTCGTCACTCTTGTTAAAATAGCCATTGAGGTCACATCTGATTTTCCATATTGCGTATAAGTCATTAAATGAACTCTCGGATAAAGTTTTTTGAAAATTACATCAAAAATCTCACATTGCCCTTTTGTCATTTCAAAAGGATTTCCATCTCTGGTCTTATACATTTTTCTAACTAACTCATAAGTTTTGGTCATTTTTGAGCCAATTTTTTAATTGCTTCTGACAATTCTTTTATATCCTCTGATTCAAATTCTATCTCTGACTTTGGCTTTCCATACGCTGAATCCAGTAAAGCATTATACGCTTGAACATCTCCTTTTATAATCGCTTTTTGACATAATCTAATCGTCATTAAGAATTCATTTGTCCATTTTTCCCCTTTCTTTTCAAAAAATTGAGGATACATCTCTTTCAAATTTCTCAAAATATTTGCTGGCGGTTGGGCTATCATTTCTAAAACATATCTGGCAATAGTAGAACGGTTAGGAGTTCCCTTCGGTCTTCCCTTCGGATTTCCCGACTCCCCGGGTTTCCATCTTGGCTCTATTTTTCCTCTTCCCCCACTTTTTATTTTTCGTTGTTTCTTTGTTGTTTTTTTCATAATTTTTATTTTTAAATTTTCTTAAAAATTTAGTTTTACAAAAGCGGAAAAGGAATTAAATTTAACCTTTTCTCTGCTAACCTACAATACTCCTCTGAAATCTCAATACCAATAAAATCTCTACCTAACTTTTTAGCAACCATTGCTGTTGTTCCGCTTCCCATAAAAGGGTCTAAAACTACTCCGCCTTTAGGACATCCAAACTTAATAGGAATTTCTATTAACGCTTCAGGGAAAATAGCAAAATGCTCTACATCTACTCCTAATTCCTTTTTGAAATTGTGCGGTTCAGGGTTAATCTGCCATATTGTTGGGATATTCTTTCCTTTTGAGTTAAAAGCATGTGGCTCACCTGGCTCTGGTGCTTGTCTTAATCCTTTAGCGTTGGGGTCTTTAATTGTTTTATTCCGCCATTCTTTATTAGGTACCATTCCTGTATTCGGTCTAATTCCTAATCTTACTTCACTTAATAATTTTTTTATGTTATATGCTCTGCTTTGCTTTGTGTTTTTATCTTTTGTATCTTTCATTCTTTCCTCTAAAGATTTCCTCTGCGTTCTCTCTCTCGGACTATTAAACATTTCAGCATCTTTTCTACCAGCAAATTTCCCGTGATATTCTCTTATTTCTTTCTCTGTTGCTCTAAATTGTGGCTGTCCTTTTTTTCTTATAGCATCTCTAACTCGGTAGTTAAATTTATTATACTTGCTTTCAGGATATAATCGTTGTCTTAAAATCCCATCTGGTCTTAAATCTGTAACTCCCACTACCTGATGTGGTAATCTCACCGCATCCAAATCGCTCCAATATTTTTTATTTTTAACAAAGAAATACAATTCTTCTCCACTTTCATTAAATCTATCTTTTACACTTGTCGGCATCACACTGCCGATTGTTCTGCTCTCTTTTTTAATTAAAACCTGCTTTGCCCACTTTATTTTATTTCTTAATATCAGTCCCACTTCATCTATACATCTAATAGCAAAGCGTTCTGGTTGCATTAGAAGACATTTCTGTTTAGCAGTTTGTTTCAATCTACTATTATTAGATTTTCCACTAAACATTCTTTCGTTGTCCGGTGCCGGGACAAAACTTTTAGCACCTCTACTCCTCTCCATTACTCGTGCAAAATAACCATCCTTTCCTATATTGGCTTTACTAATTGTCTTATTTCCTGCTGGCGGTCCTCCATAGCAATCTCCCATATTTATCCAAATCTGACCTGTCTTTTTAACTACTCTTTTAATTTCCCACATTATCTCAATCAATTTATCCAGATATTCCTCAAAAGTTTCTTCTAAACCTATCTGTCCTTCCACGTGGTAATTTCGCAAGCCATAATAGGGTGGGGAAGTAATAACACAATCTATACTTTCAGTTGGAAACTTTTTTAATTCTGAAAGAACATCTCCACAAATTATTTTATTTTTTATTTTATCTATCTGATACATTTTTTTCTGTTCTCCATTTCATAATACTTTAATTCATTTATTTTTATTTTTTTAAATTCTTTAGTTTTTTTATCAAAACCGAAAATATAAATTAACATCTCTAAAAAAGGCAATTGATTTTCAGCCAGCCATTTTTCTATCTTTCTCCTGCGAGCAGAAATATTGGACTTTGTCGTCAACTGGACAAATCCAACTTCTCCACTCCTCTTTATTATTATCACATCAAACACTCCAAAAATATCAACTTTTTTAAACCTGTTTCTTATAGGAAACCAGCAAAGCCAGTTGTATTTTTTACACCACCTTTTAAAATGTTTTTTTATTGTCTCTTCTTTCATTTCTTTCTCCCTCTTATTTTTTTTGTTTAAGGGCTGAATTAAGACATTCTTCCGCGACCTTTGCCTCGACCTCCGCCTCTTCCATAACCACGCCCTCCTCTTTTACAAGCACCCCTGTTTCTATTGCGTCGACCTCCGCCTCTCATACCTCGACCTCGTCCAGCCCCTCTTTTTAAACCATATGTTGCCATAAATTTAAAATTTTAGTTTTTATGTAAGGGCTGGCTTTAAGCGAAAGAGCCATTTAACAACCGACCGCTTTGGTTGCACCCTTGACCGACCTTTGAATTAAATTTAACTCAACTTATTTTATCGGGCAATACTCCATCATTCCGCCAGAGTAAAGCCTCTTCCACACTTTTAACATCAGGTCTTACCCATTCTGTGTGATAATCCCCTGTAGAGGGGTTTATCATT